CATCTACTACTTTAGCTACATAGAATAGTTTAGTACTGTTTTTGTCAAATAATTTCTGAAGTTCAGAAAGTGCTTTGTTACGCATTTTCTTGTATTCAGTTCTTGCAATAACTGTCTGCTCTTGTTTGTCTAAGTAAAACTTAGGTGGAACAGCTCTTGATCTTGCATCATCAAAGCTTTTTGCTACAATAGAAAAACCTCCAGCTTCAATAGCATATAGTTTAATTCTATCATATGGATCTGTAGGATCTAAGAATAAAGGATCATTACCACATGCAATATGAATTCTATTCCAGAAATCTTTATTGTCAGGCTTAAGTAACTTTACTTTGTTCCAGAACTGTGGATCATCAATCTCTATAACATTAGCTGCTAACTCTGTCTCAAGTTCAGCAATAGCTGTTCTAATTTCTTTTACTCTTGCTTCTTTATCATTACCTTTTAGAAGTTTAATCTCTGGTGCAAATTCATTTAGACCAGTAAGATATCTAATAACTCCGTTTTGCTCTAAGCAAGCAAGTTGTTCAAAATGCTTAACTCCGTCATACAGAGATAAGCCATAATTTTCTAGTCCCATATTAGAGACTGCATTGTCAAAGAACGGTCTTACAGCAATTGCTGTTTTCTTTACGGTACCATTGCCCGTTTCTACCATTGTGAAATTTTCCATGTTTTGTTGGTTTTATTTTTGTGTTGGTTAAATATAAAGAAAAAAAGGGAGGAGTTTCCCCCTCCCTCTCCTTTCTAGTTTAGATTAGAATGATCCACCTGTTACAGGGTTTCTCATAACAATTTTTAAAACTTTAGTTGGGTCTTTAACCCAGATAGCTGGCATTGTTTGGCTCATCATTACACGGTAACCATTGAACTGACCAGAAGACTGGAAGCCTTGGCTACGTCCCATGTAGTCCATAGTACCATTTTGATACCACCATTTCAATTGGTTATCCCAAGACAATTTCAACAAGAAGATGTTGTCATTAGTATTGTCAGTGATATCAAAGATAATGAATGAGTAAGAAGATAATGGGAAACCATCAATGATTGGGTTCTCAATATCATTTGTATGAACATTGTCAAATGCTGGGTTAAGAACAAACTTAACATTTGCCAAGAACGGAATTACATATGAAGTATAAGCAAATCCAAAGTTCAAGTCCATACCTTTACCAGTGATAGCACCAATATCAGCAGCCTGAATTAACAAACCTGATGCGATAGCTTCTTGTCTAATGGCCTCATTAACCATACGCATACCACCCATACCAGTTTGAACAATCAACTGACGCTTAGGATCTGGACCTTGGAAGTCAACCTTACCCAAGTAGAAGTTATAGATTTCAGACTTGAACAAATCCAAGTTGAAGCTAGACTTGTTGTATACACGCTTAAAGCTGTTATCCAACTGCTTCCAAAGACCCACTGACAAGCGGATATCATCTGGACCATCTTGCTTAATCTTACCACCTTGTCCCCACATCAAGTAGGTCTCAATGTCATTAGCTACTTTAGTCAAGTGAGCTGCTTCCATTGTAGTCAAGAAAGTACGGGTCAAGTTACCATTGTCAAATGCACGCTTAACTGCATCTTTACCCATAGTTTGTACCATAGACTCCAAGCTAGTTACAGAAGGATCCATAGTCTTGTCAAAGTTACGCCAGATTTCAGTTACAGGAATAGTACCATCTGCGTTCAAACCACCCTTCAACATCAAGTCAGCACGGCTAGAAATTGAATAGTGTACGTGAGCTTCTGCACCACCTACGTAGTTGTAGAATTCACGGAAACCAGCACCATAGTGTCCGATATCAGAGAAACGCTCACCGTATTCACCACGAGCAGAACCTTTACGGAACATTTTAGTACCAGAAGCCAAGTACTTATTGTCCAAAGAAACACCATTGCTGTTGTTTACCAATTGAACAGTGTAGATGAAACCATCACCAGTAGGGATAATATCATCAGCAGTAATGTACATTTCCAAACCATTGTACTTGTCATAAGTAACGATGTCACCATGTCCAAAAATACGCTTGTTTAATTTTACTTGGAAAGTAGTACCATCAATACCCTTAGTAGTGTTAGTAGAATCAATGTCAGTTACAATGTAAGGAAGATCTTGAGCAACAGGAACCTGCCACTTGTACTCTCCACGAGCGTTGTCTACATTGATGATGTTCTTGCCACCAAAGCTAGAGAACTGGTACAAAGGCATTTCAACCTTTTGAGCCATAGCCCAAATGTCTACTGGACCTAAATCCATAGGTTCACTGCTTTTCAGCATGTTTACGAGGTGGTATGAATCTACGTGAGAACTAGCTTGGTAGCTGGTATCACGCAGAAATATACCATTGTTTAAAACTGGAGTTGCCATAATTATTTATTTGTTTTGTGTTGTTTGTGTTGTTAAAATCTTTTAAAAATGTTTGTCTGTCTTGCAATCTTACGCTGTTTAGGCTCCTCTTTTTCTTCAGCTACAGTGCTAGAGATCTTTCTAGACTGCTCTGTTTTAAGTTGCCTTACAGTGTTTTCAACTACTTTATTCTTACCTTGCTCCATAATCTTTGACTTGTATCCATCTGGATCAGCCAATAACCATAGTGCTTCAGCCACTAATGGGTAGTTAGGTTCTACAAATTGATGCTTCTCTAACAAATGTCCCAATAGGTTTGTATTTCTTCCTGAGATAGATGGGTAATTAGGTTGTACAAGACCAGCATATAACATAGACTGGGTTTTCTTATCCAACTTAATACCGGACAATTCTGAAGGCTTAAGGGCTTCATATACGTTATCCATATATGCTGATGCCGCTTGTTCTTGTTGTGCCTTTAATTGCTCTTGTTCAGCAATCTTTTGGGCTACAATAGACTCTTGCATTCTGTCCAACTTTGGTTTAAACTTATTAGCTTGTTGTTCTAACTTACCTAAGTCTTTCCAAGTTACAATCTCCTCATCAATTTCCTCATCATTGCCAAATCCAGTGGCACGCAAGTATGAACGTACAATCTGTTCCTGATCCATCTCATCTGTTGGATCTAAACCACGTACTTCTTCTACTTGAGCTAATGCACTGAATAGACCTTTAAGGTCATTACCTCCGTTTGCTACATATTGTGCAGCATACTGAAGTTCTTCAGGAAGTGCTTCAAAGAACTCTTTTGGAGTTTGCTCTTTAATTGCCCGCTCCTTTTCTTCAAAGTTAGCTTGCAAGAGCTCCTTCCAATCTTTAAGAGAGTATTCATCCATTGGCTTCTCATCTTCAAAGCCAATTAATACACCCTCTTCAATTAGTTTAGAGAAGGTTTCTACCATACCACTCTTATCTACCTTAGGTCTACCTCCTTTGGGTGACTCCTCCTCATTAATTAAGTCATCAACATCGTTGGTTAACTCATTTAATAAGTCATTAGCAGTTTGAGTAGCAGGCTTAAGATTTCCATCTTCATCCTCCTCTTGTTTGTCTAAGAACGTTAAATCTGTTTTAGGGGTTGAAAAAAAACCAGGTTTCTTTTCTTCCTCTGTTGGCAGCACAATACTATCTGCTCCCGGAGCTCCACCAAAGATATCATCTATGTTGATATCTACTTGTTGTACGGTGGTTTGCTCATTTGGTTTTGTTTCACTCATATAGTTGGTTATTTTATTTTGTAGTGTACATTAAGAATATAATATATTACTTTTTATAAACTTTAAAAATTTGTTTTTAGAGCTGTATTTTTTGTAATATAAGGCTATTACTTTTTCTTGTTGTCTGGCTTGTCGTATTTGTTTTTATTAGTTCTAGCTATCTCTAATTGCTTATTAGCTATTTCCCTTTGTGATGCTAGCTTTTCACGCTCAATTGCCATCTTATCCATGTTAACAGCTTTCTGTGTAGCAGCAGATTCTTTTTTTAGATCCATTTGTTGCTGAAACTCTTCACTCTTACGGATATCTTTCATTGCATCCTGGTAATCTGACATCTGATTTTGGTTAACATCTACAGCAGCACCATAACCAGCAGCTCTAATTTCAGCAATTACAATATCATTCTGTCTATTCTTCTCATTCTCTTCAGATTCAAACTGCATCTTCATCATTGTTTCTTGATTCTTAGCTTGTAAAGCTTGTTCTTGCATAGCTTGTTGTTGCTGCATTTCTTGCTGACGTTGAGCTTGTTGCTTTTCTTCAGCAGACTTAAGAATATGAGTAACTTCAGAGATAGACTCAGCTTTCATGATATTACCTAAGTCATAGATAGAAGCACCGGCAGTGTTATTTGTAAGAGCTAATTGCTTCAATTGTTCTAGCGTAGCTCTATGGTTTGTCTTAGTTGTACAAAAGATATTAAAATCTCTGAGCAATAAGTCAGTACCATTCATCTCAAAATTAACTTTTTCATCAGTAGAAGTAATGTACTGCAATCTGATAGAAGGCTTAGTTGATTGATAGTATTGAGCTAAATCTGTACGCATCTGATGCACACGAGGCATTAAGTAATCACAGTGATTAATAAAATATGTCTCAGTTTGTGCATAGGAGTTTGATACAGCCATTCTAACGCCTGTAGCGGTAGCTTGCTCCACTTGCTCTCCCAAACGCTGTGGCGTGATCCCTATGACCTCAAAAGCCTGCTGCTTAAAGTAATTAGCTAATTGAGTTCTAGACATCAAACGCTGTGTCTGTTCTAAGTTTAATACTTGGTAATGTTGGAAGTTAAGAGCATTCTCAGTGTTAGTAATAGAAGTATCTAATGGTAACATCTGGAAGTTCTTCATTGCAACATAAGCTTTTGCCAAGTTGTTCTTTCCCCAATCTTCTCCCAATGAGTGTCTAGGTAAAGCATTCTGATCTAACATGATCACAGTACCTAATTCATCTACAAGAATATCAGCAATCTGGTTGTTAACAATGTTATAACCAATCTGATAAGGCTTCATCAAATCTACAAGAGATGTAGACTTAGTGTTTCTATCTGAGAATACTGATCCTTCTACAGGTAATTTACAACCGTACAGTGTAGCATCTCCTTTAAATTGGAAAGGTACACGTCCGGGTTTTGATTCATTAATACCAATATAGATTGGATTAATACCACCAGCATTATTATTCATACCAAAGTATGCAGGATAGTTAGGTCCAATCTTTACACCACCCCATACTTCATTAATCCAAATCCAATCTATATGCTCACCAGCAATTAGATTTTCTTTATTCTTATTCTTAAATAATGTAGTATCATACAAAGGTTTTTGAGTGATTTTATATGACTCATCTACAACATCTTGAATTACTTGACCATTCTCATCAATCTTAGTTAAATGTCCTACTTTACGCTGTGACTTCCAATAGATATGAGCTACACGTAACATATCCGTGTTCTTATAATCTACATAGTCCTCAGACTCAGACATGATGTAACTAACAATATCATTACCGGCTGTACTATTCTGCTCCCAAGTAGACATAAACTGCCTGTACTGTAATGAAGGCATATTAGTATTCCACTCATGTGATTTAGTAGCATCATAGTATGATCCATCATTTTGATAACCTTCTAAAGGATAACCGGCAGCTCTTGTAGGATAAATAGCCTCCATAGAACGCAACTGATCATCAGTCATCAAGTAACCATACTTGTCAATAATATCTGCTACAGTATATAATTCAATCTTACCTACCCAGTTACCTTGAGAGATGTATCTTACATCAGGAGACTTATGATAAAAAGTTACTAAAGGATTCCACAACTCCATCTCATAATCATCCTCATTCATCTTGAAATGCCAGAATTCTCTATCTGTGATTAACATATCACGGAAAGCTCTCTCTTCAAGTTCATCCATTTTAAATCTTTCCTCATCTACACGGGCTTGGTGTTCTGCCCATTCTTCTAGCATAGATCTATAATCTTTCTTGAAGTATTGTTCAATCTCAGGTAAAGACTTTAAGTTTTCTGGAGCTAATGCTTTCTGAATTTCAGGATCTTCTAAATCAGCACCCTGCTCAATCATACTCATCACTATCTTACGCTCAGCATCAGCTAATAACTTCTGCTCAACCATAGCTCTCTTCTGCTCTAATAACTCATTGTATGAGATCTCATCTACAGCACGGAAACTAACTCTAGTATTTCTCTTAGCAAATTCAGAAACAAGTACGTTAATTACGTTGGGAATAATTGGGTAAAACTTTAACTCTAATGCAGACTGATCCTCTTTAGTAAGAACATCAATTAACTCTGCATATTCTACATCCTCTTCAACAACATAATCTGTTTTATCAATAATACCTTTAGCAAGCTTATAGTTCTTAGAAAGCCTTCTAGCATTTCTACGCAACTGCTTCATGCCCTGCCATTCTAACCAATCCAAATTCCAAGCTGCCCAATCATCATCCTTCTCCTTTCTTGGTATAAATTGAATGGGTTGAGTAAGAGTACTCATTCTGTTGTACTCTGCCTTAGCTCCATTCTTGAGCTGCATTGCATTATATAATTGCATAGTCTGTAATTGTTGTATTAGGTTGTTCTATTAATTCATCTAAACTCATCTCAATGGTATCATCATCTTCATCAGAATAATAGCTAACGTAAGTTACATTAACTGTAATATTTTCCATTGCTGTAGTACTTATGTACCAGTTCATTATCTTAAATTTTTAAATGCCTGTTTTGGCCTTTGCATACCGCTAGAAGACCCGCTTTTCCCAATATGCCTAAAAGCCCCTACTTTTAATTTATATAAATCTTTTGACTTATCCAAACTTTCAGGGTTTAGTTCTCTACGTTTTAAATATCCACGGTTTGATTGTTGGATTTTTGCAAAGGCTACTAGAGCTGTAAATGCTACAAGTCTATCCACGTTTAATCCTTCTCTATATGCCAGCATCTCCTTGATTAGCATAGGATCCGGTATTCTAGATACACCATATGTTGTCTTTACAACTGAGCCATCTGTCTTATAATCATGGTCTATCTCTTCTCTAAGGAACTCAATAGCATAAGAGATAAGGTGTGCCTTAAATAATGTACCCGTGTTTCTCCAACCATACTGCTGATATACACTGGCATTACTACCAATATCTTTCAGGAATAAGATCTGATCTTTAGTTACAAGATATCTTTGCTTTCTCTGGGAGATCATATATTGAATAAATAAAGATACGTTATTCTCCACCAGTGTCCAAGCATTATACCATTCTATAATTAGCTCTAATCTTTCATGTGTTTTTTTGATATCATCAAAACGCCCACACCAAGCAGCTACAATTTTATCCTGTTCTATATGCGTTTTCTGCTCTCCATTCTCTTCTCTAGATACTTCAACAGGGGCTTTATAAACAAAAATAGAACAAAGAGAATCAGAGGTAGTAGTCTTACCTTCAGAAACCGGGTCAATACTTGCATAATACATTCCAAATGTGGGATCTTTTTTAGGTCTCTCCCACACGACCAGACAGCCACTTTTATCCTCCGTCTTTTTAGAAATAGGAAACTCATTGATAGGTAATTTGTTA